TACTCAATCTGGTGCGGGTCTTGGTACTGATGGTTCCTACACCGCTAATGGTTCTACTAACTATCTCGGTTCTGTAGCCAGTCTTAAAGCTGCTGACGAAGCCCTTGATACTCAACTTAAAACTGTTACTGACGCTGTTGGTTCCCTCGCTTCTGACGGTAACTCTGCTTCGTTCAGTGGTGACATCAGTGCTGCTAACGCTGTATTCTCCGGTAACTTAACAGTACAAGGAACCACTACTTCCGTACAGACCACCAACATCGATGTTTCTGACTCGTTAATGAATCTGTCGAAAGGTGCTGCTTCTGGTGCTAACGCTTCTAATGACGGTGGTTTCATCGTTGAGCGTGGTTCTTCCGAAAGCAATGTTGCATTCATCTGGGACGAAGGAGACGACAAGTTCAAGGTTCTTTCAACCTCCGCAACTGCTGCTTCTTCCGACATCTCCGGAACGGACGGCTCTGCAAGCCTCGCTGATCTTGACGCTAATCTCTACCACAACGGAACTGAATTAGGAACCGTTGCTGAGTTTGAGTCTGCTTTAACCTAAGATTTAGCTCATCCATCATTAAGGGTCGCCTCTGCGTAGCGGGGGCGGCTCTTTTTGTTTACAAAGATAACAACAGATAGTAAGATAACATCATGCTAAGTCATAAAGAGGGAAGTAAACTGCACGATAAGATTGCAGGAGCGTACAGCCACAGCATAGATATGATGGAAGATATGGGGGAGTACAACGCTGCTCTTTTAAATGGAGCTAGACAGTTCTTGAAAGATAACAACGTTACTATGGACAGCGGTGTCGGTACGCCATTGGAAGCATTAGATCATCAATTAAAAGCGTTACCATTTGAAGAAGAAGAACAACATCGAGATACCACCCAAGCTACGGGACTTTAGAAACTTTCTATACTTAGTTTGGAAACACCTTAACCTCCCTGATCCTACCCCGCTACAATACGATATAGCGGAGTACTTGCAACACGGACCTAAGCGGTCTGTTATCATGGCGTTCCGGGGCGTAGGGAAAAGTTGGATAACATCAGCCTTTGTAGTACATCAGCTACTGCTTAATCCATCGAAGAACATACTTGTTGTATCAGCCAGTAAGAATAGATCAGATGACTTCTCTACTTTCACCCTTCGTATCATCCAAGAGATTCCTATACTACAAGGATTAAAGCCGTCAGAGAACCAACGGTTCAGTAAGATAGCATTTGATGTAGGACCTGCTCCAGCATCTCACGCACCCTCTGTTAAGTCCCTTGGTATATCGTCCCAGCTCACAGGTTCCCGTGCAGACATCATCGTAGCGGACGACGTAGAGGTAGCTAATAACAGTGCTACACAAGGAATGAGGGATAAGCTGGATGAACAAGTAAAGGAGTTCGACGCTATCGTTAAACCCTTGGACACCTCCCGTATCATCTTTCTCGGCACTCCTCAATGTGAAGACAGTATATACAACAAACTGCGAGAGAGGGGCTACAAGAGCCGTATATGGCCCTCAGAGTATCCAGATGAGTCAGAGGCTACTAACAACTATGGAGGCGATCTAGCACCCCTTATAGCGGACGATATAAACGAAGAGACAGTAGGTACCTCTACAGAACCCCTACGGTTTACAGACTTAGACTTAGAAGAACGTAAGATGAGCTACGGTCGTACCGGGTACTCTTTACAGTTCATGTTGAATCCTAAGCTATCCGATGCTGATAGATACCCACTAAAGATAAACGATCTTATTATATCGGATGTGGATGTAGACTTAGCTCCTGAGAAGATCGTGTGGTCCTCTGACCCGGATAACACAGATAGAGAACTACCTAATGTAGGATTGGCGGGGGATCGATTTAGGAGACCCTCTTCCACTGTAGGAGATATGATACCGTACAGCGGCTCTGTGTTATCTATTGACCCCAGTGGGCGTGGTAAGGACGAGACGGGGTACGCTGTAGTAAAGATGCTTAACGGACAACTGTACGTACCTGATGCTGGTGGTATACGAGGTGGGTACGACGAGAAGACACTTAAACAGCTGGTAGCTATAGCAAAGGATAACAAAGTTAATATCGTTGTTATAGAGTCTAACTTTGGAGACGGTATGTTCATGGAGCTGATTAAACCGTTGTTTCGTACCACTTACCCGGTAACCATAGAAGAAGTACGACACAACAAACAAAAGGAACTACGTATCGTTGATGTAATGGAACCTGTACTTAACGCTCATAGACTTGTTGTAGACCCTAAAGTTATAACAAATGATTACAGGTCAGCTTTGACGTACCCTATAGAACAACAGACTAGATATATGTTAATGTATCAGCTATCAAGGATAACAAGAGATAAGGGTAGCTTAGTACACGACGACCGTCTTGACGCACTATCAATCGCTGTTGGTTATTGGACGCAGCAGATGGCTGCTAACGCTGACCAATCGATGGTTGATAGACAACAAGAATTACTTCATAAAGAACTACAAGACTTCACTGATAGCTTTCATAAGCGTAATAACAAAGCTGTAGCTGTCACTTGGATGTAGCTCTCTTATCGTTATAACAAACCTTTGATTACCTGTTATAGCTGATATATAAGGTGATGACGTAGTTAGTGTAAATACATAAGTACTACTATAGCTATACCTTGAAATACTAAAGTTAGAGTTTAGATTTACTAGGTTTACGTGTAAACACACCTATCCTTAAAAGACTTATTTAAAGATCACGTTATCAATCAGACCGTTTAGAGATGTTAGCGAAAGAACGAATGTATGAGCTAACTAAACAACTGGTATATTGATCTGATGGAAGCTGCTGTATTTGTAAGGTTTACCTTTGTTAAAAGGAACTACTACAATAAGTATCAGCTGATGTAACCTCTGTTGTGGTTGTTGCTTATTGCTTATTAAGAATACCTATAAATATGAGACGTTTTAAACGAAGTTACAACGACTATCTAAATCTCATTAGTATAAAAAGTAACAGCCGAAGGGAGTATGTAAAGCATAAAAGTTAAAGATGTAGTGTTTAAGCGGTAGACAGCGGGTGTCTCAAAACTGTCTCAATAACATCTCACATTTAACTAGTAAACAGCTTTGTTATAAAGTAGTATGTTAGTGATGAACATCAACGATCAAACAGATACGTTCCAGTACGAACTAGCCAAGCTTATATATAGGTTCAAAAGCGAATACGATATTAACGATTACACGATAGCCGGATGCTTGGACTTCGCTAAACTGTCTGTACTGACGGAAACAGATGATGTTATCTTTAACCCAGATTTAGCCGATGAAGAAGACACCGACACCGACAACAACATTACCTTCTAGTAGCTCCGCTCCTAACGCACCTGCTTCGACAGCTGCTTCTGACCTACCAATCATTCGTATCGTCTCCGAAGAAGAAGAGATGCACGTAAAGATGGAACTGGAGATGGAAGATGAAACCCACGATATGCTTGTTAAATGGGGCAAAGAGGTAGCATCCGATGAGGACTACATCAATATCGCCATCTCAAACGGTATAAAGCATCTTATATCAAGCGATAAGTAGCACTTTGCTACAGCTGTTCAAAAGGTTTTAGTCGGAAAAATCTGAAAGGCTAATATAACGCTGTGTATCCGTCCGTTACCCCCGCATGTACCCGCAAGATTCTTATAGGGAGGGGGGATGTTATTACAATTAGACATAATCAATGTTGTGCGAACTATGTTGACTATCAACGATTTACAAAACAGATTTCCAAAGTTTAGCTAAAAGCTTCTCTTTTTTTTCGCAAATCAACAGGTAAACAGGGTAGATTGCGTCAGTTGTTATTAGATTAAAGCTTGGTTCTTAATTGATAATCGATTCTCATTAGTCGTGTTTGTATCTTTTTCGTTTTCTAGGTTCAAAATCGTGACACTTTGTCTCAACTGTGACGTCACACATGTGTCATTCTGTCACACTTCTTGAGACGCTTTTGTTGATTATCAACGACTTATGTAACAAATAGAACTGGCATGGCGTTTGCTTATATAGGGTAGTTCTTTCTCAGTCCTTCGGGACTTCATATAAACCAATAAAAATACTAAATACCTATGAATGATAACAAGTATAACCACAAGGCAAGTCAACAGCGTCTCCAAGAAATCATGCGTGACGATTACAACGAAACACGTATGCCTGATGAAGCTCAAATTCCTGAAAAAGTGGATATTATTGATGCCTTAGAATCCATTCAAACAGCCTACACTAAAGCCGGGAGAAATATTCCAAGCTTCAGCGACTCAATGAAACTCATAGCCTTAGCTAACAGCTAGTGCAACCTTTAAACCTCACCTTTAATCGGGTGGGGTTTTTTTGTGTCTGGTAATATCGCTGTGAATAACTCCTCAAATTATATGTTTGACAGCTTACCTGTCCGTATATTTAACAGCAACCGAGACGGGTACAGTTTACCTGTCCGTACAAACCAAATAACCAATAAAAACCAAAATACAGAATGAATACTACAGATAACACTTACAACGGATGGACCAACAGGTCAACGTGGCTGATCAATGTATGGTACGAACCTACTTATAAGTCTGACTTAGATTGGATAAAAGACGAACTGGAACAGAAAGTTGCAGACTTAGCTAATAGTGAACTTGTTACCGACAAAATATTAGCAGACATGATCAACTTACAGGAAATCGATTGGGACGAACTTAAAGAGCATGTTGAAATCTACGAAGAGGCTTTAGCATAATGAAACAAATCAAAGTTATCAATCGCATACCAAGCCCTGCCGATCAAATAGACAAAGAGGTGGACAAGCTATTCAATACCAAGCTAAACAAGTTCCTTGGCTATGCTTTTCCGCTGATCTGCTGTATCGGATGGGGTTTGATTCTTTACGCTATCCTGTTTTCTTAATCCTTACCTGACCATGAGCGTAACAATCTACCTAACCGATCACAACGGACGCAAGGTTGCTTTCTTCTATAGAATAGACTCAGAGAGATATTTAACAGCACCACAGCTTATATGGGCATGTCGTCAGCATCCTGAGTACCAAGGGCGTGCAGAAAGCAAAGAGGACTTCATCGAGCAAGCAAAGGGCGTTATCAAACAGCTTAACCGATCCCGTAAAAAATGCAAAGAGTGCGATAATGACTTGCACTTGCGTGAAAACGAATCCAATCTCTGCGATACATGCAATCCGATAACCAATTAACCGACTTTTTACCAATGCAAGATTTAGATACGGATCACATTAAAGCTTTGATCCATCATTACCTGTCCGTCCGTGAAAAGCTTCCGGATAATTTAACTGTCCGTGACAGACTGGAGGAGCTACAAGCGGAACTGATTAACAGGACGAGTACGATTGAAGGAATGATCCGACAAACAACCGGCAACCCAATACAAAACCAATGAGTGAAGACAAAGAATTATACTATTATGCATACGACTATGAAGTAATGTTACGAGTCCTTGATGAAGAGACTTGGATCGTAGATGTCCGTGATAATGAAACTGATGAGTATGTAGATGGCTACGAGTTTGAAAACTACGATAAAGCTTTAGCTGAATACACCTCACAAGTTGTCCATCTATGTAACCACAAAGTACCAGTCGTCTTCGGCTTTGATGGACTTACCTTTACTTTTAAAGAACCACAACCACTATGAGCGTACTTACCCTTGGAATGTTTGTCTTAGCTGGCTTACTGATCTTTGCGTGGGCATACGATATGTTATGAACTTTGCAACAGGCTTATTTACCCGAACGAAATACAACAACATGAACAACTACGACACTTGGTTATTTGAACCTTATGAAAAGCATTACAATGAAATGGAAAAACTGGAAGCACACTTGGAAGAACTATCTGAAATGGAAGAAGAAGATCAGCAGACCTACTGCCAAATCCACAACCTCAACTTCGGAGACATCCAAGCGTACTTGTGATGGTATCTTTTGGGAAGCTGAAGCTGACATCATACGACAGGATTTATTAAGTGAACGAGAACTACTTAGACTTCGAACCGACTGATGTCCCGCTGTTTAATTGGGGTGGGGTGGATCACGAAGCTATCCGTCAAGGTTTCGATTATTTCTTCTCACAGAACCAAGTGACAGGGTTTAAGATGGACAAGAACGGAGAGTACGAACGCACGGAGGACGGCAGATTGGTCGCTTATCGTACATCTACTGCTCGTACACTACCAAGCTGTTGGTTCAATAACTATTCACAGTAACATATGACAAAGCAAACAAGAGGACACGCTTGGCGGATGAGGGAGTGGGGACGCACAGCGTACCGTAACCGACAAGCAAAGTTACGAATGGAAGGGGAGTCGTCTAAGACGGAAGCATCTAAGCGTATGTTAAAAGTCATGGCTCCTAGGTTAGGCAAGCGAGTGGATGAGTTTATGTACACTTTTGGAGGCAACACACAGCACACTACACCGTTGTTCCTTACTTTTGTACTTGATATGTGTCCGTATCAGATAGCTAGTATCGCTTTACAAACTTTACTTGATCACCTTCACTTTAACTTACCTGTTGGACGGATGGCTTACAAGATAGGAAAAGCATTTGAGAACCAAGCGAGGTGGGACAAAGCGATGGAAGAGATGCATCCACACAAGAAAGACTTACTTGCCTTTGACGATCGTTCGAAAGCGATGAAGTTGAAGCAGTTTTACGACTACGAAGAGGAACGGTTCACACTGTGGGACAGTAGGTGTAAGGCTGGGCTGGGTGCTTGGTTATTGGAAACGATCCGTGAAGAGACAGGGATATGGGAGTTAGACTTTGCACTTGGCAGACAGAAGGGACACAAGCCGGAGCGTATCGTCAAAGCGAGTGGTGGATATACGGACTGGGTCAAACGGTTTGATGCGTGGAAAGAAACGACACGAGTATTTAAGATGGCGATCCCGGATGAACCGATTGATTGGTACACATTAGTGGGTGGAGGGTACAGCTTAAAGCACATGCCACCACAGGAGTTCTTCACGGGGAAACCGATGTCTTGGTTTAAAGATTACGAGAGTAGTTACCAACATGCATTCAGTGCTGTTAATAAATTACAGAAGGTAAGTTGGAAAATTAACAAAGAGATTTTAGAAATTACTCGAAAATGTTACGACAATAAAAGAGTAGTAGGAAACATACCTAACTTTAGTGAGATACCAGAGCAACCGAGGTACAATGGAGATGACGAGCATGAGTTACGTGCGTGGAAGCTGAAGCAAAAGGACATCAAAGGATCTAACGAAGCGAACGCCAGTAAACGTTACCTGACCGTACGTGTACTACACCTCGCCAAGATATACAGTGAGTGGGATAAGTTTTACTTTCCGTATCGTTGTGATTACAGGGGTAGAGTGTACGCTTTACCGTACTACTTACATCCACAAGGGTCTGACTTAGCTAAAAGTTTGTTGGACTTCAGTAACGGACAGCAAGTGGTGGATGAAGAGGACTTGGAAGCTGTGCTTGTACACGGAGCCAACATGTGGGGAGTAAAAGGTACACGAGCGGAGCGACTGGAGTGGGTAGGTAAGCGACAGAAGTTTATACTTGAAGCAGCGAATGACCCACATGGAACCGATTGGTGGACAGAAGCAAGTGATCCGTTTTGTTTCCTTCGCTTTTGTTTAGAGTTTAAGCAATTCACAGAAGAGGGGTACGGATATGTATCGTACTTACCTGTTCGTCAGGATTGTAGTAACAACGGTATGCAGATCCTTTCGTTATTATTACGGGACAAAGAGATCGGAAGGATGTGTAATTTAGTGGAGGAGGACCGAGCTAATGATATGTACCAAGAGTTTGCTGACCGTGTGTACGATGAGTTACAGGCAGACGGAGGTGTGCTTGCACAGGAGTGGTTAAGGTTTGGTATCAGCCGGAAGTTAGCGAAGCTTGCAGTTATGAACCGACCATACGGAGCGACCCACTATAACTTGGTACAAGATGTATTTAAAAGTATCGGAGTGAATCACAACTGGTCAAGTACAGGTGAGATGCTCACTGCTGTTATCTACCTGTGTAAGATCGTCAACCGACTAGCTAATGAAGCGTGTCGTCCAGTTAACAGAGTGATGAAGTTCTTACGTGAAAGTGTACGAGCACTGGGGTACGACAAAGCGATCACTTGGACTACACCCACAGGATTTAAAGTAGTACAGAGCTACCGTAAGTATAAGAAAGTAGAAGTACAATCTGTCTTTCAGAACCTGAGTATAGCGATACAAGCAGAACAACTGGCAGATAACATAGATGAAAAGGGACAAGCCAACGCAGTCACTGCTAACTTTATACACAGCTTAGACGCTTGTATCGTACATCAAGTTGCTAATGAGGTTGACTTTGACCTCGCTACTATACATGACTGTTTCGTGACCCACGCTTGTAATGTACGAAGAATGAATACGATAGTACGAGAAACATATACAAACACTTTCACTGTTGATCTCCTAAGCGAGTTCCGTGCGGAGCAAATCAACAACAACCCAGATGCAGAACTACCTGATGTGCCGGAACTTGGAGACTTAGATGTGTCCGCAGTAAAACGCCAGCAGTATCTGTTATCTTAATAACCAATAATAAACACTGAGAAATATGACAGTAAAAGCACGTAAGAAACACGACATAATAAAAGCACAAGGCACAGCTAGATATGCCCACTTGAATGAACCTAACAAACGGTTTGATGAGTACGGAGTATGGAGTTGTGATCTTGTTATCGACGAAGAAACAAAACAAGGAATCGTAGATAAATTAAAACCGATCTACGAGGCTGAGTTACGAGACATCATGGAAGCTAATCCCGGTAAGAAGATCGAGCAGAAGGGATTACCTTTTACCGAAGTAGATGGCGGACACATGTTGAAAGCCAAGTTGAAAGCTGGAGGTAGAAGACGGGATGGTACAGAGTATGAGTTATCTATTGCTTTGTTCGATGCCGCTGGTAATCGCTTACCTGAAGACGTACAAGTATGGGGTGGTTCCAAAGTGAACGTAGCATTCCGTCCGAAGTTCTGGTATGTACCAAGTCAGGGGTTTGGGGTGACCTTTGAATTGTCTGCTGTCCAAGTCATCGAGTTAAACAACGGTGGTGTATCCAGTATCGGAGCAGATGCTTTTGGATTTACTGCGGAAGAAGGATATGTAGCTAACGGTGGTGAAGATTTAAGTGGCGGGTTCGATGCGGAAGAAGAAACAACGGAAACGCTCACAGCGAACTTCTAATTATCGATCCGGATTTGAAGCTACACTAGCCAACCAATTAAAGCGTGGTGGTGTTAGTTTCCAATACGAAACGTTACAGTTAGAGTACACTAAGACGGCAACTTATACTCCCGACTTCATACTACCCAACGGCATCATCATAGAAGCTAAAGGATTGTGGACAGTCGAGGATAGAACAAAGCATTTACTAGTCAAAACCCAACATCCACATCTAGACATACGACTAGTATTTATGAATGCTTTTAATAAGATTCGTAAAGGAAGCAACACCACCTACGCTGCTTGGTGCGAAAAGAAAAACATACAATATGCAAATAAAACTAT